GCAGAAGCTATGGAATTTAATTTACGTTGGCTGCTGCAATCTGGTGTTCCATCCTTGGACCCCCTTACTGGTAAGATATGTGTTATCGGTACTCCCCAGCACCAACGCTGTTTAGTGGAAACGTTAAAAGATATGGACGGGTGGAACAATTTAGAGTTTAGGCCAAACTTAGAAGAGAAAATACCTTTGTGGGAAGAAGTGTGGCCGATAGAAAAGTTAGAACAAAAGAAAAAAGAATTAGATAGTATCAATCGATTGTCTGTATTCTATAGAGAGTATTTATGTCAGATTGTTGGAGATGAGGATAATTTATTTAGACCTGAAGATTTTCAATGGTATGACGGATATATTGAAACAGACAAGGCAGGGTTGTCGAACCTCGTACTGACGAACCTTAATGGTGAGGAAGTTACTGAGGTTAGACCTGTAAATGTATTTACTGGTGTCGACCCTGCTAGCAGTACAAAGAAAAGTGCAGACTACTCTGTTATATTTAATATTGCTATTGACGAAGACAACAATCGTTTTTGTTTACCTTATTATAGAAAGAGAGCTAACCCTTTAGATTTAGCAGATAATATTATAGAAAATTTTAAATTATACCAAAGTACTAAAACTAGAATTGAGTCTGTAGGTTATCAGGAAATGTTAAGGCAATACATTAAAGAACAGGCCGAAAGGTTAAAGCTGTTTATACCTGGTTTAGAAATAAAAGAAAACCCAAGAACTTCTAAGTCTTATCGACTAGAAAGTTTACAGCCTCTTTTTGCTAATAAAAAAGTTTATATGAAAAAAAGTATGACAGAGCTTGAAGATGAGCTTATGTTATATCCCCGAGGCAAGAATGACGATTTGTTAGATGGATTGTTTTATGCTAATAAAAATGCGTATAGGCCTACTCACGATAAAATAGATAAGACCGAAGAAAAAGAAAAAACTTTTTACAGAAAAGTAGTTGACTGGAGACTTATTTAAAATAATCCTTGACTTTTATTTAATATTTGTTATAGAATAGGTATACGATTTTTATGGCAAAAACAATAAATATGACTAAATATGCTATGGACTTTGATGAATTTATAGATAAAATGGATAATATAAATGAAATAGAAGTACCTACTAACTATGTAAAGGTAAAAAAGGAACATGGCAAACTTAAATCGAAACTCGGCAAAAAAGAGAAAGCAGAATAAAGAAGACTTAAAATTAGTCTTTGACCATAAAACTCAAAATCCCGAAGTAAGACAAACCAATAAAGAAGTTCAGGAATCTAAAGAACTTTGGACACAATACAATACCTCAAGAGATACTTGGGCACAAAAATTTCAAGAAGCTATAGAATTTAGAGCTGGAGCTCAATGGACAAAAGAGCAGCAAGAAATGCTAGAAGCTAAAGGACAAGCTCCTATTGTTGTAAATCGTATACACCCTATTGTAGAAACAGCTAAATCTTTACTTACATACAACTCTCCACAATTTCGTTCTACTGGTAGAGAGGATTCAGATAGACGTACTTCAAAAGTATTTTCTGATTTATTTCAATATATGTGGGAAATATCACAAGGAGACTTAGAACTTAAACAAGCTATTGATGATTACTACGTTGGTGGAATGGGAGTTATGCAAGTATACCAAGACCCTGATGCAGATTTAGGAAAAGGTGAAGTAATGATAAAGTCATGCGATCCTTTAAATTTATACATAGACCCTAACTCAAAAGACAAATTTTGTAGAGATGCTGCACATATTATATATGCTCAATACATGACAGACGAACACGCAGAGCAAGTTTACCCTGAATATTCAAACATTATAGCTAACGCTGCTGAAGAGCCAGAAGCATCAGATGATTACCCTGCTACTAGCCTTAGTAAGCAGTCTAGTCAAATATTTCCAGGAGACGTAGAAGATAGAGCTCACACGGTTAGAAGATATTTAGAACGCTATACAAGAGAAATTCATCAATATTATAATGTCTTTGAACCTTTTTCAAACAGAGAGTACGTATATGATTCTGATGAATATGAAGAATACAATCAAAGTTTATATGTTAGACTAAGAAAAGTAACTGGCGAAGAAACTATTATATGGCAGCCTGAAGCTGTCGAAGATTTAATGCGTACATTGGAAGAAGAAGGTGCATTGTTTCATTTAGCATTACCTCCAATGCAAATGAATCCTCAAACAGGACAACCTATTCCACAAGAACCAATAAGAGTTGCAGGACAAGAAGATGAAAATGGTATTCCAGGTACTACTACTGCGATATTACCTACAACTGCAGAAGAATTAATAGGTTTAGAACAAATTATGTCAAATGAAGTAGACGTTCCTAGAATTAAATTAGTAGCAAGTGTAGGAGATTCTTTGTTGTATCATAGAATACTTCCATGTGAAGACTACCCTATAGTACCTATTATGAATGTTCACTTACGTACACCTTATCCAGAATCTGATGTACGTTTATATAGACCTCTGCAAGAGTATATTAATAAGATTCGTTCTTTAATTATATCTCATGCTAGTTCTAGTACAAATGTAAAGCTACTAATTCCTAGAGGTTCTGTAGATAAAAGACAAATAGAGGAAGAGTGGGGTAGAGCAGGAACAGCTGTTATTGAGTTTGATGCTGAATTAGGAGCACCTATTGTAGCAGGACCAGTACCATTACCTAATGAATTATATAAAAATGAAGCAGATGCAAAATCTGATTTAGAATATGGATTTGGAATTTATGAGTTGATGCAAGGCGGGGGTAAAGGAGCACCATCTACCTATAGAGGAACTATTGTAGTAGATGAGTTTGGACAAAGAAGAATTAAATCTCGAAGAGATGATATAGAAGATGCTTTGAACCAAGTAGGTAAAGTTGCTATTCCTTTAATGCAACAATTATATACAGAAGAAAAAGTTATTAGACTAGTACAACCAAACGGAACTGAAAAAGAAGAACGATTTAATTTTTATGCAGAAGATGCTAACGGTGAAGTTGCTAAATTCCACGATGTATCTACTGGTAGTTACGATATTGTTGTTGTGTCTGGTTCTACATTACCTACAAATAGAATGGCATTACTAAACAATTATATGGAAATGTACAAAATGGGATTAATAGACCAAGTAGAAGTATTAAAGAAATCTGAGATAGTAGATATAGAGGGTGTGTTAGAACGTTCAGGACAAATGCAACAAATGCAAGCTCAGAATCAACAGTTACAAGAAGAATTAAAGAAAGTTAAAGGTGACTTACAAACTGCAGACAGAGAATCTGTACATGCTAAGAAACGTTTAGAAGTAGAAAAGTTTAGCTCAACATTAGATAAGGTATCTAATAGAGCTGATATGGCATCTAGCTTATTTCAAGCTAGATTAGGAGATCAACAAAAACAGTTAATGAACTCAGAAGCTCCACAAGAAGGACCAGACAGTATCTTTGAAGAAGATGAGAGTTAACGAAGGAGAATAGAATGGATAACCAAATAGATAGCAATACATTAGAGGAGCAAGGGCAAGAACAGATTGCAGATTCGACCCCTACTCAAGAAGACATTTTTGATGACGTTTTTAACCTTGCAAATGACGACCCTTTCGTACAAGAAGTGTCTGATACAAGAGAAGACGAAATTATTCAGAATGAACCTTTAAGTACTTCTGATAATGTGGAAGCAAAAGAAAATGATAGTCAATTTCAATACTGGCAATCACAAGCAGATAAAAACAAAGCAGAAGTAGCAGCTTTAAGAGCTGAAATGGATGCTTTAAAACAAACATCTGCTAAAGTTGAAGAGGAAATTAAAGAACCTACTTTAGTTAAACCTACAAAACCTGTGAGACCAGGAAACTATGATATTTCTGAAGCTCTTGCCGACCCAGATAGTTCTTCTGCCAAATATATGGTAGAAAAAGAGAATTATATGGAGAGTATGAGTGATTACTTAATGAATCAAGATGAGAATAGACAAAAAACATTACAAGCTCAGGCAGAAAAACAAATGGCACAGCAACAACATCAGGAAACTCTTGTTGAATTGCAAGGTCGCCATGGTTATACGCCAGAACAAGCTAATGATTTTATTGAATCTATGAGCTCACCAGATTCATTGTCTTTGGATAACTTGGTGAAACTTCATCAGTTGAACATGGGAAATATCCCGCAATTAGCTACACAGCAACAACAAGTAGCTCCACAAGCTCAACAGAAAGCAAATCAAATGAAACAAAGAAGTGAAAAACTCAGCATTCCTAAGCCAATAGGAGTTCAGCAAGGCCAAAGTGTGCAGTCGCCTAACAAATCAACTGAAGACGTCATGATGGACGCTATGGTTGATGATTTTAATAAGACAAACATATTCTAGTAAAGGAGAATAAAAATGGCGAATGAAGTATACTCACAATCAATCGGTGCTGACCCAGGTGGCGTTAGTATTGATGACAGAAGACGAGTCTTTAACTTCGGTGAAAGAGTCGCAGAGTTAAATCCAGCTAGTTCACCTTTCTTTGCGTATTTATCAAAAGGCACTAGTGTACCAAATAAAGAACCAGGTTCTTAAAAATAGGCCTTACGTATATGTACCTCATCTGAAATCCAAGAAGAGTATGCAGAGCTCATACCATTTT